ACCTTGGCGAACTTCGGAAAAGATTTCCAAAAGGATCTTGACCGTGGATTCGTCTCTCCCGAATCTTTTCTTGGTTTCAAGAGAAGATCAGGTCTCCCCGAATTACTTCGAGGTTTCCTGGAGAATGTCTTCGAACCTGGGTGTGGTCTATTAAGGCCTAATCCATGTATCGAGTGCATTCAATCCGTCCGTCAGATTACTCTGATGTGGGCGAAATTGAAACAACCCTGCACCGACGAACGTCGGCGTAGGGCATTCACGAAATACATGGAAAGGGAAAATCATGTGCAAAGTGTGGCTCTCGGAATCCTTGAGGAACATTTGTTCAATGACGGGTCTTTACGACCAGCATTGTTACGAATGCATTCTAGGCGAGCATCCAGACTCGATGAAGAATCGACTCGTATTTTACGATTTCGTTCTATGTCGTCGAGACTGTTTGGGGACATTTTCTCTCAAATTGACCGAAAGGTCTTTCGCGGAGAAATTGTACCTAACCACGGACCCGGATCCGTATCCGAGCGACTCTCTGGAAATCAGAAATGGTCGCGAGGAGAATGGAACTTCAAACTGGAAAGCATGTTTCCATTTTCGGAATATTACTTCTCCAGATGGAGTTTTTACATGGATCGAGTTTCCGCACACGAGCCCAGCGATGCTCCAATCCCTGTTAGGGTGATTGGAGTACCAAAGACGCACGACAAGCCCCGAATTATCGCGATTGAACCTACTGCTATGCAATATATGCAGCAGGGAATAAAGCGATTGTTCGAGGAAATGTTTGAGCAGCCTAACCTACATGGTAAGCTGAACTACTCATATCATTTCGTCAACTATCAAAGCCAACTGCCTAACCAGCAGCTAGCTTTGAAAGGATCCATTGATGGATCCCTTGCAACACTCGATCTGAGTGATGCTAGTGACAGCGTGTCGAATCTGCTCGTAGAAAATCTCTTCTGGAACTTTCCTCACCTTCGTGAGGCTGTTCAAGTTACGAGGTCTTCGAATGCAGATGTGCCTGGCTATGGAGTTATCCCTCTAGCCAAGTTCGCATCTATGGGTTCTGCTCTTTGTTTTCCGATCGAGGCATTGGTGTTTTGCACCGTTGTCTTTCTAGGAATTGAAGAGCACCTTAATAGAACATTGACTGATAAAGATTTCAAATCCTTTATCGGTCAAGTGCGCGTCTACGGTGACGATATCATCGTACCCGTAGAATTTGCACGGTCCGTTTCAGCGTCCTTGAAGTTATTTGGCTTCGAGGTTTCGCCAAACAAGTCTTTCATGAACGGATTGTTCAGAGAGTCTTGTGGTCAGGATTGTTATGCTGGTGAAAGCGTCAATATTGTACGCTTACGTCAGCCGCTCCCGACGAAACGGAGGCAAACAGAAAGCATTATCGCCACAGTAAGCTTCAGAAACCAACTTTATAAAGCTGGCTACTGGGCTACGGTTCGTGAACTCGACGCTCTTATTGAGCGTCTGATTCCTTTCCCTGCTGTGAACGACGGTGCTGTAACGCTTGGAAAAGTATCCTTTTTGGGGTACGAGTCCCAGAGATGGGATTCCAATTTGCAACGACCCTTGGTTAGGGCCGCTGTACCGATCTACAAAAAGAGGAAATCTCCTCTTGATGGAGAAAGGGCGTTAACGAAGTGGTTCTTCTTTAAGAAAGCCGCGACTTCTATAGACGCGATTCTTGAGAAGGACCACCTTCTGTATGCTGGACGTCCTGTTGCCGTCGACATCAAGCACAGGTGGGTCCATC